GACCAATTCACGATGCTGATGATGGGTCATCATTACCATTATTTTCCCATTTATTTTAATAAAATTTCCTACTCCAACAGACTCAAAGAATTTTTCATCCTCTTCCATCCGCTGAAATCTTAAACCAAACGAGTACGCCGGAGCACTGACTAAACAACCAGAAGCTTTAATATCAATCATCACTTCATTGGTCGTCGAGCGTAGCACTCCGTAATTCTCGTCAAAACGTAATTTAATTCGCTTAACTATTAAATACCATCTATCGGACAAAAGCCTTACGACTCCAAAGATACTGGCTTCAATTGACTTCACCAAAATAAATAATATGAGTTGTACGACAAAGGAGAAAAGAAATAATAATAATAAGGCAATACTCAAAATGAGCAATGCGACTATAAAATTCCTAATCTCCATCATTTCCAAACAACTTTGTTGCACGATGGTACTTCTACCAACGTGTACGCAGTCTCTGGCGTACTTCCCACGTAAGGAATTTGCACTCCACATGGTGTCATTATTGTTGCTATCGGGAGGGTTTTCATTCGCTGAATTATCGGTCTGCGATTCCTCCCTCTTTCGTCTCTGTATGTAAACTTTGTATAAAGGGTATTGAGAATACTTGGTTCCATCTGTAACATGGTGATAGGATTTTCCAAATGAATTTGGCCCTTCGGGGTCAAACAAACATGGTCTAATCGAATCTTCGAAAACGTCAATGCCGCACTCCTTAAAAGCGTCGACACGCAACACTTCGATAGTTTGAAGGACGGACCTAAAGTATCGTCTGTAATAGTCGTGGAAAGTCCAGAATGCGTCATAAAACACATCTGCACTCTCTGCAAGTTTATAAACGTGGATCGCTGACCCAACAATAACCCAACGACTGAATATATAAACAGTCGAAAGGCAGCTATCGGATTGAGTCCACCACGTCCACGAAGGAATGAGGTCACACTCCCCCGCGTATAATTCCGTTCTGCCTCCACGTAATGCGTCGCCTCCGAAGGTAAAGACTCGCAATCGAACATCACTGTTCTCGAAGCAAGCTCTAAAATCTCCAGAGGGTGAACACCAAGGGGAAACAAGTTCAAAATCTTCTTTGACGCTAACTTTAGCAACCGAGTCAAATCCACCGGTTGGTTCAAACACACGCTGGACAATCTTGACGATGGCGCCAGACCCGTCGTAAACGTAGGCTCTAAAAGAATCTTGGTGGCTGTAGAAACTACAGTCGGCACCACTTTTCCATCGAAGTCCGTCACGGCGTATCTGATCTTCATCGTAGATCGAGGTCCGTTGTATGCTATACCAGGTGGTTCGGTCACACAGTCCACGCAAAGACAGCTGGAAACGGTTTGTACCATAGGTCGAGGCTGGCCCTCCGCCTGCCATAAGCCAGGCAGAAGATACTGCATCAACCCATTGTAAACACTGGGTATGGTTCCAATTGGGCAACCAAAATCTGACACCTCTGTCACTTCCGGATCCTCCGAAGTTTTTATACTCTGGTAATCCGTGAACAACAGCTGCGGCGTCAACTTCAAAGTGTGCATTTGCCTTTTTGTGGCAATGCTCGCTTTGTGAGTCAACGCTGCGCGAAAACCGAGCACGGACATGCCGGAGATTGTCTCCGAC